TATCGACAAAAGTAATGCGGAATATGATACCGTTACTCTGGCCGCTTCGCCAACGCTTGCCGCAGAAAAGGATGCGGTATTGTTTGAAGCTACTGCCGCAGCCGGTAAAACGGCAAAAGCAACAGCAACGGCTTTGAATTATGCATGGACTAAAGTAGAAGCGGGTGCAACTGTTACCGCTATAGGCCAAGCGTACGAGATCAGACCGACAAGACTCATTGTTCCTATCTCCGATAAGGATAAGGAGACTTTGGGTGACAGATTCATGTTCACTTATTAAAGAAAGGAGGAACTATGTATTTGACTATTCAAACATTACTGAATGATCCGGGAGTGGTGAAAGCGGTTATCGACCGTGTGCAGGCTCTAAGGCTGGATCAAATCTTTTGGAAAAAGCACCTCGATTTTGAGGAAACGAAATCCCGTGTGTTTAAAACATATTTGGGGACAGTAACGGGTGTTGTTGCCGGTTCTGTAATTGACCGTAACTCTAACAAGCCGTTAAGAGAACGTAAATCTCTGGGTTCCGGATATGGCGAAGTTGCCTATATGGGGGATAGATACCAGATGGACAACGATAGACTTGATATGCTTCAAGAACTAATCAATAAGTTCAATCAGGCGAAGACACCAGATCAACGGGCCGCACTGGACGACATTATCAACTACATTGTAGATGATATGCGTCAGGTATTGCTTGCTCCACACAAACGTATGGATATTGTGGACGGTGATCTTCGTTCTGATGGTAAAGCATCCGTAAAAGTAGATGACAATCCGCAAGGAATCGAATTGCTTGAAATGGAGTTGCCGGTTCATCGTATCACTCCGCAAGTTGCAGACAAACTGAACTTTGTTCGTTATCTTATGGAGAAAACCGTTGAATTACGTACTAAGTTCGGCATGTTCGTTTCTATGGAAATGTCTCGAAGGACTTTTATCAATAGCATTATTGGATCAAAAGACTTCGGGGAATTCTACAAACAAAGCTTTGATTCTAAAGAAGTCCAACTGTCTGCCGGGCTTATGTCCAGTGAGATGGCGACCACTATCTTTAGAGGATTGGGCTTGCCGCCTATCGTAATCAACGAAGATTTGGTGGAATTGTCAGACGGCACTTTCAAACAGGTGTTCAAAGACAACCGTATTTCTTTGTTTACCACTCCTAAGCAGGGAAAGATGCGCTGGCATACTCCGTATGAAATTACCGATCCAGTTCCGGGAAAGACTTACACCCGTTCAGAAGGTGGTATGTATATTTCCAACATACGTACGGATGAAGGCCGCTTCATGGAATATGGAGCTGAATGGATTCCAGAATTTACATCTCCAAACAAGATTGTAATTTTTGACCTGGATACGATGAATGCGTAAGTATGATAATTAGTGACTACATAAAGCAAAAGTTTCAGTCCTTCGGCATATCATTGTCGGAGGCTGATTTGGTAGAGATTAAACTTTCTTCCGGGGTTGACCCTGACGGTGAAATGACTGAAAATAATATGCAGTCTATCTCTGTTGCTATAGCAAGATTTATTCCCTCCTTATTGCTTAGAGCTACTTCTAAATCGGTATCAGAAAACGGTCATTCAAAGTCTCTTTCTTGGGATATTTCTGGTATAAAGTCCTATTATTCTTTTTTATGCAATAAGTATGGACTGAAGGACGAACTGAATACAGATAAACCTAAAGTAACATTTTGGTGATATGCTAGAAACTGCCCCACATAAATTACAAATACAGGTTATTACTCCGGAAGAGAACGACGAGTATAACCGACCAATACCGGGAACCGGTGGAGAGTCTTGGCAAGATGTAACAGATTGCTTCTGCCATGACAACTCCCAACAAAAAGAAGTCTCTGTTAATGGTGAACGCTGGGTGTATAATTACCATGTGGTTTATGAGGGTAAAAAGATTGTTTTAGGATCTCATATCAGGTGTCTGGATGCTGAAGGAAATACTGTAGGAGAGGGAGATGTGAAGAAGAATGCCGAATGCTATTCGGAGGAGTTTAAGGGTAGATGTGATATTTGGGTATGATTGTAACGACTGACATAGCGAATATTATTTTTAAAGATTGCAAGTCTTTTGGAATCTCTGAAATGTATCAACGGGGAAATATCCTTGAAGGTAAAGTGAAGACCGAGAGAATTGTAATCTACCCCAAAACTCAACAACCGGATGCTTACTGGGAAAAAGGATATGTTGAAGTAAATCTTTGCGTTCCTGTAACAAAGACAGGTAAGGCAAATTTGATTCGCTTGAATGAACTTGAAAGGAAAGCAAGGGAAATGTTCAAAGATGGCATTGTCGGACAATATGACGGCTCCTGGTATCGTTACTCTTCTGAAAGTATCGGAATAGAAGAAGACAAAGAATTATGTTGTTACTATGTGAATGTGAAATTATTATTTGAAACTCTAAACGTAAATTGAAAAGATATGAAACCGTTTATTGGAATTAAAAAGATTTGGTACGGTGATGTTATAACTGCCGCTGTCACTAAAACCTCTCTTAAGACATGGTTAGGAACTGCCACGGAAGTTGAGAACTCCCATCAGGATACTTGGGCGTATACAGAGGATGATCCGACCTATACCGACTATATTAACGAGTTGAATGGTAGCATCTACTATCGTGATGTTACTCAAAAAGGAGCTAAAACAATCGCTTTCACTATGGGAGTTTTCTCCTTTGATGACAAGGTTGAATTGGAAGGTGGTGAAAAGATTGATACTGATGCAGGATGGGCTTCTTCTGACACTCCGGGAATTGTAAATAAGGCAATCGTAGGCCAGACAAAAACAGGAAACTATATTGTATTTACCAATGCCGCGGTCATCGCAAAAGGTAATGCGGTAGAGAAGAATATCGGCCTTGGTGTAACAGCGGTGGCTATGGAAAATCCTAACACTGGTGTTAAGAGCGACTATCTGTTCGATGGCGAAAAGGTAGACGCTGCATGAACTGATGAAAAGGTTGCTCTTTCTTCTTCTTAATCGCCTTCTCTAAATAGTTATTCAGCTAGATCAAGGTGGGTGAACGCTGGGAGTACTGTAAACTATGGCTCTTCAGGAGAAGATGGAACGCAACCGTCAGAGACATTATCTATATTGTAAAGTGGTGAGGGGTGAGGATTTGTGTTTCTCGCCCCTTTTTAATAAATATCATTATGAATAAAGCAGCCATACTTGTATCGGAAGCTATCACAGGAAAAGATTTCATTCCTATAATTGTAAATGGGAAAATGTACCGTGTAAACCCGCCTACTATCCATAAAATAGCCGGTGCTTCGGCTTATCTCGCTGTTCTGGAAGATAATAAGGATATTGCGGGCGTCATTTCTTCGTTAAAGGACATTTCCGTCGCTTCTCGTGCACTTTCTTGGTTTATTGAAGGGAATGATAGCCTTGAACAAGAATTGTCGAATGGGACGTTAGAAGAAGTGTTATATGGGCTTACGGCAGCTTACTCCCTGATCTCTGTAGAAAATTTTACGATGCTGTTAGGTTTAGCGAAGAACGTAGCAAATCTAACAGCAAAACAGAGGTTATAGGCAATGATTGTATGTTGGGGCAAATTGCGTCGTTCATAGAAAATCTTCATCTTTCTTATGATGAAGTGGTTTATAAAATACCATATCGCAATTTGGTTATTATGCAAAAAGATAAGTTGCATACCGTATATGATGGGGAGGTACTAACAGAAGTATCGGATGAGGATTTCTTTAAAGGAAAAGTTAAGTTTGATGAATAATGAAAGTAACAGTGGATTTGTCCGGTCTTGATGAATTCGTCGAAGAAGTAGATGAGAATGCTACCGAATTGATGAAAGAAGCAGCTCAAAGAGCCGTCTATATGCAGAAGGAACGCAATGTTAGTAATAAGAAAACCTATCAAAACCATACTTGGAACCTTCGCAATGCTCCCGGTGCTGCTATTGTCAGGGATGGAAAGATTGTAGACCTCTATATCCCTGCCGATGGAGAACATTCACTGGCGAAGAACAGGACAGAGGCAATGCTAATCTTTGGAAGTAAGCCCAAAGACGGTGTTGTTGTGGCGGATGGTATGGAGTATGCAAGCTTTGTGTCTAGTAAAGGTTTTGATGTTCTGGATTCGGCAAGCCTAACCCTAGATAAAGAATTAAAGCAGTCATTTGGTAACGATAATGTAAAAATCACATGGCAGGAATGAAATTTAATGCAGATATTGACCTTAAAAATATAGTCAAACTGCGTCAGGAGATAGATAAATTAAAAAAATCTCTTATTGAGATTGCAAGTGTGCCCAATAGCGATGCGGCAATAAAACAGTTAGAAAGTGAAATAGATAGAGCAACAAAGAAACTATCTGAATATAAAGACAGCTATGCAAAATTACAGAAGATAAAATACGATATTGATTCTTCTAATAGTACGGTTAAAAGAGTAAAAGAAGAGACTTCTGCTTTGCAGTCTACTAATAAATGGATTATCGCCAATACAGAATCTGTTAAAGAGGCGGATAGGCAGATAAAGCAATTAAAGAAAGATTTTAGTGCGCTTTCTGATGAAGAGAAAGTAGGAGATACTGGTACAGCAAAAATTCGCCAGATTCAGCAGTTGGCTGCTCAAAGATTAGTAGAGGAAGAAGCTGTCAGAAAAACGATTAAAGCACAAAAAGATCAGATAATTCAAAGTAATGCAGAAGAAGGTAGTATTACGGCATTAAGAAAGCAATTAATTCTTTTGATAAAAGATTACGATGATCTTGGACGGGTAAGAAGGGGAGGAGATTCCGGAAAAGCATTGCTAACCCAAATATCGAACGTTCAAAAGGAATTAAATGCAGCAGAGCAGGCTTCTGGAAGATTTCAGAGAAATGTAGGTAATTATGCAAGTGCATGGAATGGACTCGGTAATTCAGCGCAACAGGTAGCCCGTGAACTTCCTTCACTAGCTGTAAGTGCAAATACTTTTTTTCTTGCAATATCAAATAACCTTCCGATATTAGTTGATGAAATAGCAAAAGCTAGAAAAGAATATGCAAATTTCAAGGCAGAATTAAAAGCAGGAAATAAAGATGTCAAGGCTGTTGCTCCCGTATGGCAACAGCTTACAAGATCTATTTTAAGTTGGCAGACCGCTCTTGTTGTTGGGCTGACTTTGCTTTCTGTATACGGGAAAGATGTAATTAAATGGATTGGAAGTTTAGGAAAAGCAAGAGATGTCACCCTTGATTTGCTTTCAGCCGAACAAGAAATGGCATTGGCTAGAAAATCCGCATGGTCTAGCATAGTCAAAGAGCAAACTCAACTTGATATTCTGTATAACAAATTAAAAAATGTAACTCTTTCCACTACAGAGAGGAATGCGGCTGTTCGTGAGTGGGTTAAAAATTATAAGACTCATAGTGATATACTGGAGGGCGAAAAAGTAAGTATAGATAAATTAAATAAAGCTTACAAGGAATTAACTAAAGAAATTCGCAATAGTGCAATTGCACGAAAATATGAAGACACATTAGCTGATATGTCTATCAAAAGAGAAGACGAAGAAATAAAACGGTTAAATCAAAAGAAAACTTTATATGATGCCGGTCTTGAAATGTCAGTTGCGCAGAGAGAATATGAACGAGTACAGAGAGAATATGATAAAGGACAAACGTCTTCGCAGGTTTTATCATCTGCAAGAGTTAGGTATTTAAATGCTGTTGATAATTGGAATAAAGAAAAGAAAGTCTATGTAGATGCTATAAATACGGTTAAGAAGTATGATGAAAATATGGCTGTTATAGAAAATCATATTTCTACTTTAGATTTATTCCCTCAACCTAAAGAAGGAACCTATGATTATTGGAAACAACAGGTTGAGATAGCCGATAATGCATTGAAACAAATAACATCTGAACAAAAAAAAGTTTTGGATGAAGCATCGAAAAATTCAAAAAAAGATCTTTATGGGTTGGGTATAGATAGGGCTGTTGTGGATTCATATAAGAAGGCTGTAAAAGATAAGGCTGAAGCAGAAAAACAGTTAAAAGTTTATGGGGATTCCTCTAAAGAACAGAAGATGGCCGAAAAAGAGACTGAAAAACGAAAGAAAGAGCAGGAGAAACTAAACGAAGATCTTTTGTCTCTCCGTCGCCAAAATCAGCAGGCTGAAATTGACCTTATGGAAGAGGGCACAGAGAAAAAGCTGAAACAGATTGATCTTGACTATCAAAAGGAACTTGACGCCATCAAAAAGCAAGAAAAAGATTTGAGTGAAAGACAGGGTGGAAAGTTGACTTCGGAGCAGTCTGTTGAAATTTCCGCTCGTTATACTAATGCTGAAAATAAAAGAGAGAAAGATATAGCCGATGTAAGTAAGGAATTAAATTCTATACTAGATAAATATCGTGATTATTCAGCTCAACGCATAGCTATAGAGAAGCAGTATCAAGACGATGAAAAGAAACTTAGGGACGGATTAGTAAAAGCTAAAAGCGATTCTGAAAAGAAACAATATGAAGATGCATTAAAAGAACTAGAAAAACAGCGTAAGAAAACTATAGATTCTATCTCAAAAAGCGAAATCGAAGATTCTGGCATTTGGAAAATGTTAATGGGAGACGTTGATGCATTACCTACAGATACACTTGAAAAATTATTATCTGATGCTGAACAACTTGTCAAGTCTACAAACTTGTCAGCTACAGATATGAAAGCTATGATGGATACCATTAATAGTGCTCGCCAAAACCTTGTAGCTCGCAACCCTTTCAAGACATTGAAAGAAGAATATGAAAAGTATCAGAAAGCAATAAAGAAAGGGGATAAACAGGGAGCCTTTACTTCATGGAGTAATGTGGAACAAGCTAGCGAATCTATAAAGAGTAATATTTCAATATTAGGGGCTTCTCTATCTTCTCTTGGAACTACTTTTTCCGATGAACTGGGAGAAGGCATCCAAAAGGCGGTAGATATTATAAATGACGGCATCACAGCATTTGAAGTATTCGGCAAAACTGGTGAAAAGTCCGCCGGTGACACAGTGAAAGGCATTAGCGGAATTGTTGGGATCATAACTACATTAGTGGGTACTGTAATGAATGCCTTTGATTCTACAAAAGCAGAACAAGAAAGAAATATTGAATATCAACGTAGACAGGAAGGATATTGGGATTCTATCAATTATCAAGTAGAACGTTATCTGGAGTTGCTCAAAGAAGCCGCAGGAAATGATTATTTTGCAACAGCTACCCAATCATTAACAACACTTGAAAAAGCTAGAGAAAAGGCATACAAAGACATAGTTAAATCTATGCCTGTTGGTGATGTTGATTATACAACTTTCGGACTTGCACAACTTTTCAATTATGGTAAATTTTCTCACGCTATGACCGAATACGCTTTTGGAGGTCCGCAAGCTAAAGAAATTTTTGATTTTATACAAGCTAATGGAGGATATGATTTAGAAAATAAACTTATATCTGAAGAAGCGATTTGGGCGATGAAAAGCAATGCTGACATCTGGTCTAAGTTACCGGAATGGCTGCAACAAGCTATTGATAAATTTGTAGAGTTCAACGATAAGTCTAAGGAGCTAGAAGAAAATTTGAATAAGGATTTATTCCAAACTACTTCACAAAGTCTCGAAGAAGCAATACTGGAAGGATTAAAAGGAGGAAAAAGAGGAATCGCAGATTTTGGAGAAGATTTTGAAGAGATAATGCGCAACGCCTTATTACAATCGTTTGTTATAGACCAGCTAAGAGGTAAAGCACAAGAGTTTTATAAAAAATATACCCTTTTGGCTGATAGTGACGAAAACGGAAAGCTTGATCTAACAGCAGAAGAGATAAGCGACCTTAGAAAAGATTGGAATGATATTATAAGAGCTGCTACAGAAGAAGCAAAGAATATTGATGCCATTGTTGGTGGTTCTTCCTCTTCACCCCAAGAAGCCTCAAAGAAAGGCTTTGCCACTGCGTCACAGGATTCAATCGACGAACTTAACGGACGTTTCACCGCTTTGCAAATTGCCGGAGAAGAAATCAAGAATCAGAATCAGCTACAAACGATGTCTATTCTTGAATTGAGAGCGGATATGCTGCCTATTATTGCCAATACCACAGGGATAAAGGACATTGCTAGTGAGACACGGGATTTATTAAGGCTGTCTTATGAGGAGTTGACTGGTATTCATGATGATACAACAAGCATGAACAAGTCATTGAAGAATATTGAGACGGATATTGCTGAAGTTAAACGAAATACATCAAAATTATAATATATGGTCGACTTATTAATTAACAATAAAGACGCTTTCGCAACGTGGGGCGTGAGAATGGGAGATGGGCTCATTGAAGCTATCTACGCTCCGCTTCCAATGAAAGAAGTTATAGAGAATAAATCCCGTTTACAGGACGGGAAGAAAATAATTATAGCCAATCGGAAGATTGACGAACGGGATATAACACTAACCTTTACCCTACAAGGAAGTTCTCCGTCTGACTACATCACCAAGTATAAGGCATTTCTGAATGAGATTACAAAAGGGGAATTTACTGTCAAGGTTCCCGCCTTAGGAGAGGAGGTTTATCATCTATATTACACCCGTTCACAGTCTTTCGGTTTCAATACAGCAAGGACGTTTTCAAAGATTTCGGTAAAGCTTAACGAGCCAAATCCGGGTAATAGAGAGTAAAATTACCACAATAGGCAAATTGTGGTTTATAGAATTGCCGGATTTTATGTTTTGACGTTTCTATCTGCGAACTTTGTGATATGGCAGAATTAGTAGACATCAAAGACATATCCGGCAACATTCGCTTCTCGACCCCCATCAACGAAGGTTCAAAGCGTAAATTCCTCTTAATGAAGGAAGACTACATCACCTTGAAGTTTTCCCTCGACAGTCCTATGTACTTTCAGTTAGGAGATAACATAGATAACGAACTGGGTATCTTTGAACTTATAGACTTATATAAGCCTACCTACAATACAACGACAGGTGCATACGACTATGAACTCCGCCTTGATGCTTATTACTGGAAATGGAAGAACAAGAAATTTTTCTACACACCGGAAACCACCGGACGTGAAGCCGCATGGAATCTTACCGCTACCCTTGACACGCATTTGAAAGTCTTTTTGGATAACCTGAAAGCACTCGGATACAAGTTCAGAGAAGAAGAGTTTACATACGAGATTGACAATACGGTAGCGAACACCTCCAAGCTCGTTTCCTACGATAACGTGAACCTGATTGATGCACTTACCCAAATGGCAGAGACATGGGAATGCGAATGGTGGATAGATAATCATAAGATTTGTTTTGGACGTTGCGAATATAGCTCCCCAGTGGATTTTAAAGTTGGTGATTTGTCCGACAGCGAGAACGTAAACGTCAACTCCATGCAGCGAAGCGACAGTCAGGCAACGTATGCGACCCGTATCTACGCTTTCGGTTCCACCCGTAACATTCCTTCCAGTTACCGGAAAGATTTGATATTCGATGTAAAAGAGGTTAATGGACGTAATATATCCGACACGTCAAGGCCACTCAAAGTAAACAATTTTCCGTCACGAGTTACGTATAAGGAAGACTATACCGCTAGTAGCAACGAAGGCAGCGGTTCTTTTACTTCCTCTTATACAGAATGGACGCTTGATAAGACTTTAGTTTCATCAGCCAAGGGTGGTTCTTATAAAGTTGTTTCGGGAGGAATTTCAATCAATATATCAACAGCCGTTCCGCAAATAGGGAACCGTGCTTTTCTACCGGCAGGAGATTATATATTGAAGGCGTCATATATCTATAATGTTTCCGGGGAATCAAAAGAGGTGATTATTGGTAATCAGACCGTTTCATTAGCCCAAAATCAACAATATGAGATTGTGTCTAAAATACAGGTTTCCGACACGTTGGTTATCGACAAAAACAGTTCTGATTTAAAAGTAAGGGTATACGTTCACGTACCAGCTCCAGCTTCTTCCGAGCTGTTATCGACTTTTCAGGCGTATGTAACATACGATATTAACGTGTATGGCGGTTCTTCTGCAACGACTTCCGTAACATTCCTTTCCGGTGCAAATGCCGGACAGACTTTTGCTGCTGTTTACAATCCCGACCTTTTAACCGGTGACGCAGCAAACATTATCCAGTTACCGGAAGGTGTAACCGCCTCTTTAGGTAATCGGTACACCATTAACAACATCATAAGCGGTAAAGTTCCCGATAACTACTTTAGTAAGGATGACAAGGAAATGACCCTTAACGGAGTTGTTCAGAAACGCCTTATGCTCCCGGAGGGTATTTCTTATGTAGACGCTTATAAATACAACCCGACTGGTGAACGTATCAACATCGGAGATGAAAACTACGATGATCCGGATAACGTGGAAATGCCGGAAGAGGAGGCAATCGAAGAGATCGTTATATTTGAAGATGAATATCCCCAATACAAGGGCACAATATCCAGTGTCAGCCACGATGACAAGGTAGACGATAACGATAAGGAATATCGGATCTATAATTTCAAAGATACGGGGCTGAAGAACTTTACAGAAGATTTCAGGCTGGATGGTGAGGAACTTCACATGATATTCCAGACTGGTAAGCTTGCCGGAATGGACTTTGCTATCAATATTGTAGAAAGCGACAGCACCGGAACAACCTTTGAAATAGTCCGTAATGAGGATTACGGTCGCTTTCTTCCGGATGATGTTCTTTATCCGCAAACCGCACACATGGAGGACGGTGAAGAAGTCCCCGCAGACACATATATCCTTTACGGCTTTGATACCGCATACATCTCCGAACAGATGTTGCCGGACGCAGAGCAGAATCTACTCAAAAAGGCAAAGGAGTACGTAAAGAAATCCATGATTGACCCGTCCACCTACGATTGTGAGATGGATGCTGATTTCATCTACAATAAGGGTAATATTCGTACATACGAAGTCGGGGCTAAGATCAATCTGATAAATAAGGCGTTTTTCCCGGAAGGCAGACAATCAAGAATAATCGGTTTCGAGTGGCCGCTGGATATTCCTTACGATCACCCGATTTATACAGTCGGTGAGACGGCTTCATATTCCCGTATCGGCGAGATAGAGAGCAAGCTTGATTCCCTTACTTACAAGGGACAAACCTATTCCGGCTCTGCTGTTGGAGGCGGTGGAACGAGTGTGTATGTTATTGGGGTTAATGACAAGACAATCCCGTCTGACAGAAACGTATTCTCTGCAAAGAGAGTGCTTCAGGAGATTATAGCTTATGCTATAAGTAAGACGAAAGATGACACAGCCCTAGGGCTTATTTCATTCCTGAACGGCATTAACGTTACCAAAGGTATTGTAACGGACACGATAACTGCAACAGAATTGAGCAGCAATATTGTAAAGGTGCTTGATAAGCTTACAGCCGATAATGCCGCCTTCTCCGGCAATATATCTTCTGTTGATTATGCTGAAAAGTTACTTGGCTGGCTGATAACCCCAGCCGGTGATATAGATGCGAAGTCGTTGCGCCTACGTGATTTCCTTGAAGTGCCGGAATTGCGATATAACCGGGGATCAGTT